AAATGCTTGGACCTGAAATTGACCAGTTTGGTCAGGAGTCACAATAAACATGACAGGATTGTTGACTACTAAGGTAGTATCAGTTTCTGATACCTTATCAGCTATGATAGTTCGACCGATTTGGTCTTGGAATACGATTGGCTTTTGTTTCATACAAATACAATTTACACTATCAATTTAATAAATCAAGTGATTTCTCTATTTCAATAGCAGCATATTTTCCAACGTTGCTTCTTTTCTTACCTGCCAAGTCGTGCATCCATTTCAATTGAATGCGCAGAGCTTTTCTACGCTTTTCCAATTCTGGATTATTGAATTTTGCACCGTATTCGTTTTTGATCAGTTGATCCATAACAGCAATCATAGTTGCTTCTGCATCGTCCAATCCCTTATTGTAAGCCTCTTGAATGGTTATCATATTATTCTGAAAATAGATCTAAAAGTTCACAACGTAAATTTTCAGTAGGTCTTCTCAGATACCATCCAACTGCTTTGTAGAAGAAATTGATATTGTTATACATCAGCTTCTCAAACATCTGTTCGAAATCCACCTCAAATTCATTTCTGAACTCTTCTGGATAATTAGTGCCGTATGCTATTACGTCAACCCCGTATTTATTCGGTTTTTTAACATTCAAATACCTGATCTTATCACCTTGTTTCAGTTTTGGATACTTCCCAGCAATTCCCATACGCTCAATAATCGTATTGTGGTAGTAAGCAGCTTTCATATGCTCTTGCATACCTTTTGCCATGTTGTTCAAGCCTTCGCAATTGTTCGCATACTTGTCAAATGTATTGATTCCGCTGATCCTAGAAATATTCTCATATGCTAGAGTCTTGAACGTCTCATATGCTTGATTGAAAAGTCTATCAGATGACACCTTACTCTTTTCCGTGATCATATTTTCTATGATTTCCTTCAAATAAGGCTTTAGTTTTTTAGGCATTGTAGTTTTAACGACCGAAACTCCACGATATTTAAACTTGGAAGTTTTGAAACCTTCATCATCCACAAGATGCAAGACGTAATACTTCTTTTTGAGGAACATACCTGCATCGCAAATGGCTTCTCGCTTGAACACAAATCGAGGATCGGAACTTCTCAATTCAGAAGCTGCCCATGTTGTCATACCAGCATTCAGATAATCTTCAATATAATCGCAGAAATCGTAAAAATCTGAATTCAATTCCCCATTTTTGAACAATGGAATTCCTTTGTTTTGCACACACTTCAACGAAACGTGAACTGAGTCAGTATCATTGTAGATGATGAATTTTTCGAGAGTATCAACTGAGATTTCTGGAAACTTTGCTCGAACGCTATCGACAAACAAATCATTGGATTTTTTAATAACTGATTGTCCTGTCAATGTAACTGATGATGCAATGTCATTATCGCCCATGGGCGCGTAACCATTTCCCATGTATCCATAAAGCGAGTTTAGATTGATCTTATATGCATACTGAACTGAATCAAATCTATTCATGTCATCGGTCAGTTGCAATATTTCTTCTTTTGAAAGAGAATCATCTTCCAGTTTTTTACGACAATCCTTGAACGCCTGCTGCATCTTCTTTCGTTCGGCATACAACCAATCCAAATATTCAGGAACAATACCCTTGCGCTTTTGAGAAAACAAGAAGTTTGCCTTTGTCATACACAACTGTTCAGCAATTGCATACTGTTCAAACTTATCCTTTTGAAGAGAATACATCTTACCGTTCACATGATAAATGTTGACAACATCATCAAGCTCTTCGTATCTGCCAATCTTGGTTTCTGGAGACAAATTCAAAGAAATCATAACACTTGGATACAGCGAGTTGGCGTCAAAGATGACTAAGTTTTCACTAAGTCCTACAACAGGATCTTTGACATAAGCGCCCGGATTCTTTCCAGTTTTCAAAGGTCTTATGAATGTTGGAATACGCTGATCGCGCTTTCTAGCTTGCACAGCCAACGCGCCATTCATGATAGGAAGCGTTGAAATAGCTTTATCGATGTTTGTAAGACCGATATTGGCAAGGAATCGCAACGTTTTCATGTAACGAAGCTTGTCATCCAAATTAACGAGAAGTTCAACGTCCTTGATGTTGTATTCGACAAAAGTGTTCCAATCCTTAACAGCGAGTTCCCACAGTTGACCATCATATTCAAGCTTTTGCTCTCCAAGTTCAACTTCGGCAATGTAGTCCAGCTTGTAGCTTTCCTGTTTATCCAGTTTAAACTTCTGATAAAGCACCATGTAGTCCACAGAAGCAACGCCTTCGATGATCAATTCAAATGGTGGTTCTCCGAACTTTATTTTCTTCTTCACCTTCTCATATATACGACCGATTGGCGATAATCTTTTCTGCCAATCCTCATTTAAAACAGCGGCGATTCGATTGACAAGATATGGAATATCAAATCCACTTGAATTCCATCCTGACACAACATCAGGATAGTCCATTTCCCAAAACTTAACGAAAGTTTTCAACAATTCTTCCTCTGATTTGCAATGAATGTATTTTATCTTCTTGTCTGAAATATGAGAAGCGTCAAATGGACGCAATCCAAATGTGACATAACGGCATTTGATCGCATCGTAACACGTAATCAAATTGATTGTATCTTCTGGATTTTGAATATCGGGAAACTTTCCCTTGTTGCTGAAAGTCTCGATATCGATAAACATCACCTTCAAAGGAAATTTACTAAAATCCTCATCGGTGTTTTGCATCCAATAATTGTCAACGAGGAACTGTTGAGCGGGTGGAATATTTTCAAACAACCTTTTGAGCTTTGAATCTTTTACAAATTTTCTGCGGTCGAAGTCCGTGGCGAACTCTTTCTTGCGCAGCTTGGTTTTGAAAATGCTCTCTTCGTTGCCGTTTTTATCTTCGATCAACAAATACGGATTGAAATCCAAGTCGTATTGGACTCGGTTTCCGTTGGCGTCCCATGTGAACAGGTGGACGCACTTTTCTCGGTTGTTGTAGACGCAATTTCGATACATTTCGACCAACAATAGCACGATTTGGGAATCCGTCAATCCCAAATCGTGGCATTTTATTCATGGTTAATTCCATTTTTTGAGCAATTGTCTTGATGGATCGCCGTAAGGAGTATCCAAAGCTTCAAGGTGACATCCAATATTAGCATCCAATTCTAGGAATCTATGAGATGCAATTTCTCTCAATTGAGGAATCAACTGGAAATACTTTGAACGGTTTTTCCAATTTAAAAGCTCATCAACCTTCTGAGCAAGATCATCGCCATCTGTAAATTTAAGATTTGGCAACGCATTTTGATACGTTACCATATCTTGACACAAACAAGGAATTCCAAGACAAGCAGCTTCGATATATTTGATATCGGACTTACTTCTATTGAAGTTATTGTCTTGAAGCGGAGCCAAGAACAATTGAGCATCCAAGCTATTAAGGAAGTTTGGATATTCCAATAGGTTTTTCCAAGGATAAACTTCGATCTTCTTGCTGAAGGCATACTGAACGAGAGGAGGCGGCACCGCACCCATGAAAATGAATTGATATTTATCAATATTATCAATAATGAATTTGATCACATGAGTAAAGTCGTCTTGCTGCTTGGTATTGTTGCCAATATCAAAGTGGGCAGCTGAACCAGCGTATACAATACGTGGTTTTTTCTTGTTCTTTTCAAATGCGTTAATATTCTTCTTGTAATCATATTGATGGCCGATCCACCAATAAGGCGCAAAGTTAGGGATTACCGTAATTTCCTTCTTTCCTGTGCGCTCTTGGTAGAGAGTTTTCATGAAATCACATGTTACTGTAACTTCATCGACCATATTGATCATATCAATGCAGTTCTGTTTGATTTCATCAGAGTCAAACGCTTTTTTATTGTTGTTGTAGTCGGGAATATCTTCTCTAAACACAACGTCATCAACTTCGTAAATGAGCTTGAAGCCCATTTCTGATTGAATCGACTTCAGATATTGCATGAATTCCTTTTGTGGACCGCTTGCTTGTCTCTGAAGTTTGATAGTGGTAATATCTCTATACCATTCTTTTTCAAGAATCATTTTGGTAGTTGAGAGAGAATCACCTCGTCCTGTCATATTGATTAGATATTCAGGCCACCCAATTCTCCACATACCGCAACCACCTCTATCAGCCATAAAATTAACATAACGTTTTGGCTGATTTGGATCTTTCGCAACTTTTTGAGTTGTGATTGAATTGGACCTCATTCCCGGAAATGCGGTTGGGAATGGAGAAGGAAATGGATTTACAAACATATGATAGTTATTTTATCATATCAGAATGTCAACATTAGAATCTCCTTTTTTGTGAGTAAAATGACGGCTGCTCCATCTCCATACCGTATGTATTTTCTTTAGGCTTGTTCAATTCATTGCCTAGTCTTTTTTCATCTTCTTTGCGTCGAAGTTCTTGATCACGCAATTTATATTCATCATCAGCTGTAGGTTGCATGGTTTCCAATTCTTGAAATGTAATGGTATTTTCCATTGTGTTTCTGTCACTTTTAAATGGATCTTTCCAAGAAAAATCATAATTGTAATCATTTGGATCTGCTCCAATTGCATCTAATGAATTTTTTACACTTTCTGTGTAAACTGTTGTTGGCGCTGACCAGAAGCTGTAGATTTTAAATTTAGGCCAGATTCTGAATTTTT